TCATTGCTTTTCGCCTCCGTTCATCTGTGCGATATACTCGTTCCCGAAAGTCTCCATTGCCGCGATCACGGGATGAAACTTTTTGCCGATCTCCGTGAGTGAGTATTCTACTCTCGGCGGGATCGCCTCAAACTGTTCACGTTTTACCAGTCCATATTCTTCAAGGGATTTGAGCTGAACAGAAAGCGTTGCGTGTGTCATCTTCGGCATCTTTCGGAGAAGCTCATTGAAACGGATCGGACCTTCCTCCAGATAAAACAGGATCAGCACCGCCCACTTGCCGGAGATGAGGCTTTGCGCCGTTGCGTAGGGACACAGCCCGAAACGTTCCTCTAATGTGGTTTTTCTTTCCATATCTGAACCTCACAGTCATATTATCGAACTGGTTTAATTATATGACCTATTGCTCGATCCGTCAAGTACGATTTTTAAAGATACTCGGTATATTAATTGATACCTTCTCTGAATAAAAAACGCCATCGGCTTTGGCTATCTGCCGCTGCCGAGGACTATTACTACACTCCTGCAAACTTCAAGGAATATATGGTTCAAATCCACCCTCCCTGATCCTATTTGCTGTTCTTTATAGGCGCAAAGAAACGCGATTTGTACACCGGCTTTTTATCCTTGAAAACGAAAAAACAGGCTCCGCAGCAACCGACCGACCGCTCCGAAGCTCTATTTTTGCCCCAATATGCATGAAAAAACCTCTCTTGTCTTGGTAGACAAAAGAGGTTTCTTTGATGGTCGGAGCGGCGAGATTTTGAACTCAGTGGTCAGCAGGAGTTGAGTTCAATAATTTCTTCCGTGCGCTGACCACAGCTTAGATTTGCAGGCAAATCTAAGCGGAGTTCAAATCACTATCTTCAAGGCTGCTTGTTCTTCGAGCGGACCTTCTGCCACGAATAGAAGCCCACCTGCAGCGTAGGCTGCCCGGTGGTGTAGTTGATCATGACCCAAGTACCGATATGGTTCTTGAATCGCTTGGAGCGGAGAGGGATATTCTCTCGGAGGTATTTACGAATGACCTTTCCGGAAGCGCGCAGGGCGGTTTTGGATAGTCCGATGAGCGTCTTTTTGACCTCATCGGACTTGTCCACAAAGGTGACGTTATACTTCGTCCCCGCCATTCTCGGCCTCTTCCTCCTCAAGGTTGGCGGCCTTATGGTGGATATGCCACCAGATCTCATCAGCGAGCCCGTCATGCGTGCCGTTTGAGGCAAGTGAAACGATCACCGCATTAAGGAAAGCGAGCGCAAAGCCACTCCACGTCCACGACGCAGTGAATATGAGCGCTGCGTTCATCACGACGATAGAGATCACGTAGGAAACGAAGCGCGTCGGGATCCTGTCGATAAAGCCGACGCCTTTGATGAACTGCGTGATCAGCGTCACAGCCAGGACGAGCCCGGTGTAGGTTGTAAGGCCATTCCATGTAAAAAACTCTTTCAGCATATCCATATTCATTCTCCTTTATTCTCAAGTCGGTCTATGCGGTGGTGTGCCTGCTTGGCGCTCGATTCGACAGCTGAGAGACGTTCCACCACCCGAAGGTGCTGTTCGTCCTGCTTCTCCTGCTTGCGCATGATGCTGTCTGTATTGCTTTTTATGTATCCGATCTCTGTCAGCATGACGCCGGTATTCTTGCCCTCGTCTGAGGTATCCTTCTTCCGGTTCCGGTTGAAGGCTGCATATCCGAAGGCGATCGCGCAGACAGTAGACAGGATAGAGAGCACCGTCAGGAAGATCTCGAGGGTGCTCATATGATGCTGACTTTCGTTCCGTCCACCATCACGGTGAGCGGCACGGTGGCGATCATGACGGTGTGTCCTTCGACCGGTTCAGGTGTCGGCCTGTGTTCGTCGAGGAACCGGCCGAATGCCTGATCTGTCTTCGGACCGTATATGCCGTCGACGGTGGGAAGCTTCCCCGCGTCATCGGTGCAGCCGCAGGTGCTGAGCATTTCCTGCAGCGCGGAGACTTCCGCGCCGGACTGGCGGGGACTGGTCAATTCAAAGTGGTACATAACGACCTCCTCTGTATAATTGAGTTTCTTTGTCACGAGGCCCCTGTGCGTCCATCCGCGCTCTGAGAGCTTCGTTACGACTACACCATACCTTATACCTCGGGCCTCAACGACGAGCGGCTCAGAGCCCAGAAAACCGCATATCCAACCGACGTGTACCATCCTGTTGTCGGAGACACGGAAGACGGCCTCGCCGATCACCCAATCGCGGGAGATCTTCTCGATGGAGCCGGTCTCGGTGCACCATGATGTATAGCAGTAGTGGGCGTTGACGTCGAGCTTCAGGAAGCTGTCGAGAAGGCCCTGACAGTCGCAGACGGTCTTCTTTGCTTTCACCCAGCCGGCCGTGGCGTTGTCGTAGTCTTCGCGCTTCCAATGCTGCTTTTGGTAGTAGTTTTTGTAGCGCTCATCCAAAAGCGCCTGCGTGACGGTCTTCCCGGTGGTGCCCATAAGGTATTCCCAGGGGCCGGAGGCGGCCGTGCCGACCTGCTCAAGCGGTATCGCGAGCACGGCTCCGGCGGGCACGCTCTCCGGCTTTGCCCTCTGAAGGGCGTATTTGATGAAATCAAATGCTCTTTCCATATACACCTCTTATTTGGATGAATTATTGAAGAGCTCTATCAGGCCATTGTATATGGAGCGCATAGCAGCTCCCTGAGGGGAACGATAGAGCTCACCGACGATGCGGATCCTACTGTTGTCCTGATCCAGCTCCGGGGCGCGGTCTGTCGCGAAGTACGAAGCGTTGCAGCGCGCATAATAATTCGGCTGATAGATCGTCACGTTCGGGGACACTGCCGTTGTGCTGGAGAAGGCAGCTGCAACAGCGCTCGGATAGATCCCGTATGAGACGTTATATGTAGCTGTCTTCGTCCCAGAAGTGTTGTAGTAGATGTTCAGCGGGGCGGTCTGCAAGATAGAATACGTATTCTGGTTAAAGGTGCCTGCCGGCATGGAACTTCAACGTCTCTGCCTGCGTGAAGTACACGGATACCGTCTGGCCGCTGATCGTGAGCGCGTCGCCGGTCTTTTCGATAATCGTCTGCTCCTGAGAGATCGCAAAGACCACTTTCGAGGCCTGCGAGAGGTCGACAGTGTTCGGAAGTGTTAATACAAAGGTGGGAGTAGTAGCTTGGTACATTACGTCACCACCCTCGCGCTCTCGCGTATGTTGATATAAAAGGGTTCCGTCGAAAGATCATTGCTCCCGCTCGTCAGAACGATCTCCGCCGTAGCGATACCCGCCATGGACAGAGCCGCCGCCGGGATTGTGAACGTCACAACGGTATACCTCTGGCCAGTCGTGATCGACGCATTTCCGGAAGCTGCACCCGAACCGTCTGGCCTCTTTATCCTGAAAGTGGCCGACGGGCTCCCGGTGGGAGTGTAGGGTGAACCGTTCTGGAACAGTGTCGCCGCTATGGTACGGTCTCCGTCGCCCTGCTTCGCGTACACGATAACGGGCGTCGTCTCCTTGGCAAAATCAAGATTTATTTCAGTAGTCATATCGTTCCTCCTTAGTTCGGATCATCAAGGAAGATGATCGGGCGCTCAAAGCTTGCTCTGATCTCCTGCATAGCCGAGACCTGAGACGAGTACATTGAGGCGAAGGATTCCTTCATGTCGCCGAGAGTTATACTCTCGTACTTCTCCGTAAGCGCGTTGTAGACGGTCTTAATGACCTTCGTCTTCATGTTGACACCAAGAGCCGGGTACTTAACCGTAACGACGTCACAGAGGCTCACACGCTCCAATGGAGCGATATTTTTGTACTCCTCCGTCTGCCAGAGCGGAAGGAAGGAGACTTTGATGTTCGTTTTGGGGAAGGTGTAACTATAGCCGGTACCGGTCGCCCATGTCTGCGCTTTAGAACGCAGCTGCGCGACGGTGGGCGTGACGTTGTCGCCGAACTTGTCCGAGAAGTCCATGATCAAGGCGCGGTTCGCTCCGGTGGCCGGAGATCCGCCGATGCCGAGAGAAAGGACCTTCTCCGGAAGGAATACATAATTCGGCTCGTCGCTGCCCTCTACCGTGTAGGACGCATAGGGCATCACGTGAGTGTAGGTATCGCTGATATTGCTCTCCTGCTGAAGAGAAGTCATATTCTTGCCGTACACGATGGTGACGCCGTTGTCAGATCCTCGGGACTGATGAAGGATGATCATACGGTTATTGAACTCGTATTCACCGCCCCATACGTCAAGGATCGAGCCCCTCATACCGCCGAGGAGACCGCGCACGGTGCACGGCCCCTCTATCGTGGTACTATTGGTCGATGTAATGTCCGTTTGAGCCATGAACCACTGCGCCAGGGAAGCTTCGGAAAGGGCCTTCTGGATCGCCTGAGCCGGCGTCAGATCCTGGGCGGTAAATCCCGCGAGGGGAAAGCCGCCCAGGTCATAGCTGATATGCTGACAGCTATACGTGACTATACCCTTGATAGGGCGAGAGATCTTGAACACACGGAACGCCTGCAGCGCAGCGGCCGTATCGTTCGGCTTGACCATGATGATGGAGCCGTCCGTGATACTGTCAAACCATTGCCCCGTGATGGGGTATTGGAAAGACATCTCATACTTGCCGTTGCGCTCTTCCGTGACTACGGCTTTGAGCGTGTCGACGAGAAAGCCTATGCGGTCATCGAGCTTGAAGGAATTGGGCTCGAGCAGGATCGGCGTCATAAGCAACACCACCTTGGAATTATTTCCACTTTGGAAACGGTTCCGGCCCATGAAATGGTGTTTATCCCGGGTGTGAAAGCCGGGAAGTCCGTTCCGGAGAAGTTCGCGTTCAGATTGGTGGAGCCCTTGTAAGCGTTCATCATCTCGCTGTCAAGCTCGATATATCCGTTTACAGAGGAGAGCTCATAATCCGTATCGTTAATCGTGAGAGTTATATCTCCGCTCCCCGTGACCTTGATATAGGGCTTTGCGGGATATGATTCACCGTTGTAGATGTCGCCGCCTTCGATCAGCTCAATGGTACGCTGACCGTCAAGCGAGTACCGGTAAGGTTTGCAGTTGAAAATCAAAGAAAAGGATCCGAGGTTGTTGAGCTCCTGCTCTATGTTCACGGCGTCAACGTAGGCACCAAGGCGGTAATATCTCGGATCATAAGTATCCCAAAGCTCGAAATATCCGGGCTCTGGAAGCAGCCAGTCTTTGATGATCTGCGCGAGTTCCGCAAAGCTCCACGGTGTCATGCCCGGAATGAGCTTCATCTCATACCCGATAGAAACGTTCGAATAACGTCCGTTATCGATAATCAGATCTCCGTCCCTTCCGGGCACGCTTGTGACGGTTACGTCCCTCTTTGCGCTGTTATAAACGGTCTTTTTCGAGATGACGAGGCCGTAATCGATGGAGCGCCGCCCCTTAAACGTGAAAAACGGGAGTGTTTCCTTCATGCAAATACGACCTCCTCTCTCTTGATCTTATCGGCAATGAGCTCCAGGAGCACGTCGACAAAGCTGTCGAGATCCTCCGGATCTGCACCGTCAAGGTGTTCGATATATATCGCTTTCTCCCCGAGCTGAATATAGACAACGGGGCGCTTCTTCTCCTCATCCTGAGCACGTGCAGCGGCCTTGACTTCGGACTGAGAATACTCCTCGGCTTCGCTTTCGGTGAGAACGCGTTCGCCCTTATGCAGCAGCGCGGGGTATTCGTCGTACGGTACGTAGTCGATACCTACACGGAGGCGCGGAATCTCCTTGATATTGAGACCTTTGCCGCCCACAACGGGTACCCAGTCGGGAATTTTGAGCTTATTCAGCCCCCGGATGAAGACATTAATACCGTCTATGATCCAGTTAATCGGAGCCTTAAAGACCTCTTTGATGGCCTCCCAGATGTTCCCGAAGATTTTCTTGACCGCGTCCCATGCTCCCTGCCAATTCCCCGTGAAGACGTTCTTGATGAAGTCTATGATACCGGAGAAAATGCCGGTCACGCTCTCGATGATGGGGCCGAGGCTCTCCAGCGCACTTCCGAAAACCGTCGTGATTATCTCGGCCACGAAGGAGAACGCCTGCTGCAGGGGCGGCAGGACCTTCTCGAAGATCGACGTCAGCAAGCTGATGATCGGCGGCAGAATCATGTTGATAAGCTCCATGAGGGGCGATAACACACTCGTAATCAGGCTCAGGATGGGCTTGAATATCGGCGTGAACGTCTCAAGGAGCTGCAGGAGCACCGGAAGAATACTCTGGATGATCTGGAGCACCAACGGGATGACCGTATTGAGGAGATTGATCACGACCGGGAGGATGGCCTGTATTATCTCGATGAGAGGCGGCAACAGGATCCGGAGCAGGTCGATGATCACAGGAAGGATAGTTTCCAGGATCTGCGCGAACAGAGGCATGAGCGCCTGGATCAGCTCTATCACGATGGGGAGGATCTGCTGAATGATCTCTACCAGGAACGGCAAGAGCAGCTGCAGCAGATCTACTATCACAGGCAAGATGGCTGTGATAATACTCTCAAACACAGGTAAGAGCGTTTCGAGCAGGTCGAACAGTATCGGCAGCAAGGTCTCGACCATGCTGAACAGCGGCGGCAGGATGCCGTCGAACAGAGACATAAGGATTGGCGTCAGCCTTGCGAACAGAGATTGAATCTCAGGCATCTTGCTCGTTATCAGGTCGATGATGACCGTGACGATCGGCAGGATCGCAGCACCAAGCAGGTTGAAGACTCCGCCCATCGAACGCTTGAGGGTGTCGAGCGAGTCGGTGAACTGTACGCCGGCATCTATGGCTTCGTCGGACATTACCATGCCGAGTTCATGGGCTTTATTCTTGAGTATTTCAGTGCTTTCGGCGGTTTCATTGAAGAGGGCCGTCAGCTCTTGCCCGCTTTTGCCAAATAAATCATTGGCCAGGGCAGCTCTTTCGGTCGAATCCTCCATGCCCTGCATTCCGGCAATGACGGCATCAAAGACCTCTTCGCGGCTCATTGAGTTGAGATCCTCGAGGGAGATCCCGAGCTTATCGAACATCTCCGAGGCCTTTTTGGATCCGTTCTTGGCGTCGTCGATCTTGTTGGTCAGGGTTTTCAAACCCGTAGACATGCTTGTGATCTCAACGCCCGCTTGCGATAATACATAGTCCCATTCCTGGTACGCCTCTCGGGACATACCAAGCTTTTGACTCATCTTATCGATTTCGTCTGCGACGCCGGCTGTACTGGTTGCCATGGAAAAGGCTGCTGTGCCTACCGTCGAAGCACCTGCTACGACTGCCGTCCCGACGGCTGCGGCGCCTTTAGCTATTTTCCCGAAGGCGTTCCCTATCTTGGAACCGCTCTTCTCGGCCTTGGACGTCGTAGTGTCGATACTCTTGTCCGCATTGGTGTTGTCGATGAGGATCTCACCGAAGAGCGAAAAGATATTAGCCATCAGCGCCTCTCGATCTGTCCGCCTCTATAAAGGGGGCGAACTCCGTGAGGATGTCTTCTCCGGACTTTTTGGCCGAAGGTGCCGGCTCGGGACCTTTATCGAACGCCTGTTCGATAAAAGTCTTGAAGTCCATGCACTCCTGCCCTCTGAGGCGCGCTATGGCATAATTCACAAACCAAAGCGGCGCGAGCTGTTTCTCGGCTTCAAGCTTATCGTGAAGCGCTTCCTCCCTGCGCGCATGCGAAAGCAGCTGACTCAGGAACGACAGCGGGAGCTCTGCGATGAGCTCCCAGTCATAATACCTGTGCAGCAGGCTCAGGCACCGGGTGCGGCCTTCTTCCGCAGCGCATTCGTAAAAAAAGATCTGACGCCGTCATCGTTGATGATCTCATTGATGACCTCGACGGCGTCAAGCTCCATCGCCTCCTCAAGCGAGACGCTCTTATAGGCAGCTACCAGAGGAGGAATATCGTCGGCGATCCTGCCAAGCTGAGGTGCGATCGCAGAAACGACCTTCACACCGAGGATCCCGGCTTTTTCGGCAGAGAGGTTTTTCAGCTGCAGGAGCGCGTTCTTACCGTCGGAGGGCTCATCAAAGACATCTGCCTCCTTCAGCGTAGCTATGATCGGGTTTAAGTCGAGCTTGCCCGCGATCTTCAGCAAGATGGGCATGGTACGTATTTTCAGCATATAAGCCTCCTATATGTCAGTCGGGAATGACGCCGGGCATCACACTAGGCAGAGAGGAGAGCTCTTCGACCTTCCAGAGATCGCCGTCGAGATCACTGTACGCATAATGCGCCAGGAACTCAAGAGCAAGGCTCGCCCGGAGCTCCTCAATAAAATCTTTAGTTCGGTACATTTGCACCTCCATCGTCTTGGATGAGCGCCTGGCACACGAGCTCCAAGGCTTCACGAGCGACGGGGTAGGTACGGATCACTCGGTACATTACCCCGCCGAACTCGAAGTGGTTCTCGTGATGATACTCGCTCTCTCTGACGTCGACGCAGAGCTCAGGGCGGTATCCCTGAGCCTGCGCCTGATAAAACTCATTGCGCTTGACGCCTTTCGAGTTACAGTAGACCATCCTCTTCTCGAAGGTCTTGTAAGGCTTACCGAGAGCGTCAAGCTGTTCGTGTTCCGTGCAGAGGTACCCTATATCGCGCCAATACATAAGCTGCCTCCTTTACGGCCGCTCGATCCCACCGGGAGGATCGAAGATGGTCGGATCACTCAGTCCGGAGCCCGAGCTGGAGCCGGAGCTTGTGTCTTCTTCCTCGATGATGTACTCCGAAGACAGCATCAGATGACGCTTGAGCGTGTCATAGCTTGCTGCGTACTTCTCGCTGTCCGGATTATCAAGGCCGAAGTTCGCCTTCACGTAAAGGTGGATCGCACGTCTAATCAGCGGATCGTTGTTGTTGTATAGCTTCTTGGGGACTATACCGCCCAAGCCGAGATCAGCGCAGGCGGCATTGATCAGGTCCGTTATCTCATGCTCATACTCAACGCCGGTGATGCGCAGCACACGTGACAGTTGGTTCCACTCCGATTCCCAAGGGTTGGTAGATCGTCCGGGATAAGCAGATGACCAGGGATGATTTGCCGCCATAATGCGCCTCCTTAGCTCTGGGCCTTGTTGATCTTAACGAACGCGCCGAGGCCGGGGATGGGCTTACTGTCGAATACACAGGAGCCCAGGTAGTCAACAGCGTTCGCGGACAGGCCGGAATGCTCGGACTTGACCACGGTGATGTCCTGCGCGAAGTTGCAGATGATGTACGAGAAGTCGCCCAGGTACGCGAGGCCCTTGGTGAGGCTGCCGGTGAAGTACACCTCGCAGCCGAGGATGTAGTACTTACCGTTGGAGAACGTGACCAGGTGATTCTTGGACAGGTTCATGAGGGGGTAGTAGTAGGCGAAGAAGGTCGCCTTGCTCATGGTCCACACGGCGTTGCGCTCGTAGCCGTCACCGAGCAGACCGTAAGCGGTCTCGACGTCGGTATCGGCGAAGGTGGAAGCAGCCGCGACGGAGACGAGGTCAGTACCGGAAGCATAGGCGCCGTTGGTGCCCTTGCCGGCTGTGGATACGCCGCCGGGCTGAGAGCTGCCGGTGCCGGTGAAGATGTACTTCTCGATCTTGCGAGCGATATTCTCGCCGATGATCTCGACTATGAACTGCTCGAAAGCGGGAATGGTCATCGCAAGAGTGGCGCGGCTCGCGCGGATGAGCTTCGTGATCTCATAGCCGGTGAGGGATACGCTGACGAGGGTATCGCTGTCGGCGGTGATGGACGCGAGCTCAGTATGGAGCGCGGCCTCGGTGTTGGTGCCCTCGTAGGCGATCTTCAGCATACCGGGAACGTGGAAGATGCGGCACTTCTGAAGGATAGGAGATACCTCATACATCTTCTTGATGATCTCGTTCGCGGTTACCTGAGGGATGGCGGGACCGGCGGAGCCGGCAGCGGTAGAATAGGCAGCGCGCTGCTCCATGATGTCATAGGCGCGCTGCTCGGCCCTGGTCAGAGGCTTGCCCTGAATCTTCTTGAAGTACGCCTTGCGGTACTCCTTGGGCTCCTCTTCGGGGTCTGTCTCTTCGCTGCGCTGTTCGGTGGGCTTGCCGACGCTGTTCGCGTCGATGTCGCCGGCGTTGATGCCGGCGGCGATAGCCTTCCTCTTCTCGAGAGAAGCCTTCTCCGTATCCAGATCGCGGAGCTCCTTCTCAAGGGCGTCGAGGTCGGCGGCTTCGGTAGAATCGAGCAGAGCACGGATACCTGTATCGGACCATCTACCAACTTCTGGAACATCTCCAACTCATTGGGGATAATGACCTCGCGGGGGATGGTGTAGGGTTCCTTGCAGAGTACTTTTATTGTGTCGTTCATTGCACAACCTCCTTTTATGTGCTATACTGTTCTTGGGTTTTTGTGCCTGCCGTTCCCGTGCGCGTCCTCGCCGGGGGCGGCTTTTTCTGTTACTTCGTAAGAACGGGAAGCTCGCTGCGTTTGAAACGGTAAATCCTGCTCCCGAGTTTGTAAGCGGGTATCTTGCCCTGTCTGATCCATTTCCAGATCGTTTGAACTTTCACACCGTAGTGAGCTGCCACTTCCTTTGCAGTCAGATAAGGCTCGTCCAATAATTTTCACCTCCTCACTTTTGTTGACTTTTGTGCATTTAAGTTGTATAATGTGTTTGCGGACAACCTTATACAGAGCAAACGCACTTTTTGAAACAGAAGGTTTCACTAAGTTGTATTTAGTTTACTTTGCCTCTGTTTACTGTATTTTACTGCATTTGCTCTGTTGTGTCAACCGCATAATAAAATATATTCTCTATTTGCTCTATTCGGAGGTGTGTTATGAGCTTTTATGACAGAGTATTGCGGTTGTGCAATCAAAAAGGGATTGCTATTTCAAATCTTGGGAAGGAGATAGGAAGCACGTTAAGCTCCGGAACTATAAGCCGTTGGAAAACGGGCGCGATCCCTCATCGTGCCAATTTACAAGCTATTGCTGACTATTTTGGTGTATCAGTTGAGTACCTTCTCGGAGAAGCAGAACCGGAAAGTGATCACCCCCGCGCCTATCGGGTTCCGGTCCTGGGGCGTGTAGCGGCCGGCTTGCCTCTGTATGCGGTCGAGGAGATATTGGACTGGGAGGAACTGCCCCTCGAATGGAAGAAGAAAGGGGAATACTTCGGCCTGCAGATCCAGGGGGACAGCATGGAGCCGAGGATCTGTGAAGGTGACGTCGTTATCGTCCGGAAACAGGAGCAGGTGGAGAACGGAGAAATCGCGATCGTGCTTGTGAACGGTGATTCCGGTACCTGCAAAAAAGTCTTGTGGCACGATAAGGGCGTCACTCTGATCTCACTGAATGCCAACTATGCACCACAGTTCTATACTTGCGATGAGGTGAAAAGCCTCCCCGTGACGATCCTCGGCAAGGTTGTCGAGCTTCGCGGGAAGTTTTAATAATAATTCTCAGGAGGAAAAGAAAATGCAGAAACCTATCAAAAAAGCAACTCTCATTCTCTGGATCATCGGCGGTGTTATGCTGATTGGTTCGCTGATCAGTATCGGAAACAACGCTGAAAGTGCAGCTGTCGGCCTTGTCGCCGCGTTTGTCCTTGGTCTTATCGGGTTCATTGTTGGAAGGAAAAAGGCCGAAGAAACCTCCGAAATTCCAAAAAAAGAGAAAAAAGGTAACAGGAAAGAGAGAACGGTTATCAAAGAAATGGAGTTTTCGGTATGGGGCACCACCTATACGAACGAGAACGGGACAAGCCGACAGACCTATATCGCAAAGCTGAAAGCCGGCGATGATCTCGCTATTCATCCGGCGCCTACCGCTGAATATCCCGATACCATCGGTGTATTTACAACGGAGGGCAACCAGATAGGCTTTATCAATTATAAAGTGCTGAACGAGCTCCGGGGACTTTATCTGCACAATGATGCGTCCATTGCTGTTAAGGAGGTCACGCACTCTGAGCGCGGTCTTGGTGTTGACGTGATAATGAAGATCTATGAATAAACAAAAAGACGGCCGCTACCGCTCGAAGGTCGTTGTAGGTAGACGAGCGGACGGCCGACCAATAGTGAAGTGGATCCAAGGCGCCACGAAGAAGGAGCTCGAGCAGAACCGGCAGAGGATCCTCGCGGAGTACCGGGATGGCGTCGCCTCTGAGCGACGGAACGTCCTTGCTACGGATTGGATATACCAATACTTTAATCACTCGATTGCCCCGGGACAGAAGCCGGCAACGGCGGAGGACATCCGGAGCCAGATAGATCGCTATATCTTTCCTCATCTTCGGGATAAGCAGCTCCGGGCGGTCTCCCTCGCCGATATTCAGAGCTGCGTGAACGCCTGTGCCGGGAAGTGCCGCTCCATCCATACAAACGTGATGGGCGTCCTCCGGAGATCCTTCGCGGCCGCCGTCGCAGAAGGGTACATTGACAGAGACGTCACAGCGGCCTGTGTGGTGCGTCTGCCTGAGCGTAGGCACAATCGCGCATTTACACCTGAGGAAATGGCTATCCTCAAAAGAAACGTCGCAGAACGCAAAATAGAGCCCTTATTGACGGCGCTCCTGTTCTACACGGGGATGAGAAGGGGAGAGCTCATCGGGCTCCAATGGAAAGAGGTCGACCTGAAGAACGACGTGATCCGCGTCCGGAGGGATTTCGACTGGAAAGAGAATGTGCTCGATACGCTGAAGACGCCGAACGCGAAGAGGGATATTCCTATCGTGCCGGAGCTCCGGGAGATCCTCGAGGAGAATAAAGGCCCGCGTGAAGGCTTCGTCGTTCACGCGCCGACGGATCCCATGAAGGCGCTTCCGGAAGCGACGTATAAGCGTCGCTGGAAGGCTGTGAGAGAGCTCATCGGCGCCGAGGACGTGACCGCGAGGACGTTCCGCAACAATTTCGCGACGGTGTTATACGACGCCGGCGTTGACGTGCTCACGGCCTCCAGGGCGATGGGGCATGCGGATCCATCCACCACTTTGAAGATCTATACAGACATAGAGCGCAGCCGGAAGGTGAAGAAAGGCGCGGTTCAGGTGAAAGCCGCTTTTGCAGAAACGACTGCTGATGAAAAAACAAAAGTTGCCAAGAAGTTGCCAAACAGTACGGCATTTTTCGAATAAGGGCAAAAAGAAAAAGCCCTGTTTTCTTTTGAAAACAAAGGCTTTTTTGTTGGTCGGAGCGGCGAGATTTGAACTCGCGACCTCCTGGTCCCGAACCAGGCGCGCTACCGAACTGCGCTACACCCCGAAAAGCCCTTTTATGAAGCAAGCGGGCAAAGCACAAAGCTCAACTCCGCTTAAAAAAAGATGGAGCCAATGCAGGGACTCGTTTTTGCACATTGGCACTCGCTGCTTGCACTCCGTGCTGCGCAGCTTCGACCGTGACAAAAACCCGGCCCTGCAAAACGATCCACCGGATCGTTTTGCGACGGGCTTCGAGTCCCGTCAAAAAAACCATTTGCAAGAGGGGCGCTGCCCCTTTTGCAAATGGAGCCAATGCAGGGACTCGAACCCTGGACCTGCGCATTACGAATGCGCTGCTCTACCAACTGAGCTACATTGGCTTGCACAGTTAATTATTATAACAGAAATTCCGGCGCGTGTCACCATGAATTTGACCGAAATCGGCCGAAAAGGGCAAATATATTTTTTCGCAGAGCAAAGCAAAGAGCTGTCCCTCCTGCCATTTGCTGACGGGGGGCATGCGGGAGCGGGGAAGGAAAGCGGCTCCATTGAACGGTTCAATTACGTGACAACAAGAAGATACCCTCATCCACCACCGTCTATCGCCGGTGGT